CAGATCTTTATTGAAGGTAATGGTAATACTAAGTACCTCGATGATAAGAGTCGTAACTTCCAGACTGGAATCTATTGGGCAGTAAGACATCAGTTTGAAACACAGAATACTTCTTATGCAGCAGTTTATGGTAACTGGGCATTAGTAAATGATGGTTATTCAGGAGAGAATGTATATGTACCATTCTCACCATTTGCTGCAGCTTCAATGGCTAGAACAGACGCAGTAGCCTTTCCATGGGCTGCACCAGCAGGATTTACCAGAGGGTTAGTTACTAACGCTAATGACATAGCAGTTAATCCTAATCAGAAACAAAGAGATGAACTTTATAAAGCTAATATTAACCCAGTAGCTCAATTCCCAGGGCAAGGATTAGTAATATTTGGACAGAAGACGTTAAATAGAAAGCCAAGTGCATTTGATAGAATCAATGTAAGAAGGTTGTTCTTATCGTTAGAAAGACCAACAAGGAAGCTTTCAAGGTTCTTCGTATTTGAGAATAATACAACGTTTACTAGAACAAGACTAGTTAATGCTCTTACACCTATATTTGAAAGAGCTAAGAATAACGATGGATTATTCGATTATCTAATTGTATGTGATGAAAGAAACAATACACCATCTGTAATTGATGCTAATGAGCTTGTTGTAGATATATACATTAAGCCTACTAGAACAGCTGAGTTTATATTAGTTAACTTCTTCGCTACTAGAACAGATGCTAATTTCGAAGAGATTATCGGCAGTTAATAAAAACAATCAATAAATAATATTATGGCAACAACTATTCAAGACTTCTTTACAAGGGCAGCAGCTAAGCAATTTTCTCGAGATTTCTTATTTCGAGTTAAACAGGTTCAACTAACTGGAGGTGTTTTTCTAGATGGTGAAAGCGATTTAGTTTATGCAAGAACAGCAGCATTACCTGGAAGAGAGATTGAAAACAAGACTGTTAATTACTTCGGTCAAGACTTTCAAGTCCCAGGTCGTTCAACTTATAACAATGCAGCAGGTTATACTCTAAACTTCTATCATGATGAAAATTGTGAACTAAGAACTAAATTTGAAGCAGCTTCTAGAGCAGTTTTCAATAACGAAACTTCCTTAGGTCAGTATGGCATGCCAGGTGATGAATCTATTATTAACTTAGTTCAGGTTGATAAAGAGCTTAACGATGTAAGAAACATCGAATTAGTAGGAGCTTCAATTAGAAGTATTGGTGATATTGAATATGATATATCTACTGGTACTGGTGAAGTTCTTAACTTCCCTGTAACGTTCGCGTATCACTTCTATAGAGATTTCACTTAATACTTCTTAATCAGGATTTTCTGATTAAATATTATTGATGTTCGAATCCTATGATTTTCTACAAGGTTATAGTAGAGAAAGGCAATACTTTCTTTCGCTTCCTACTCTTTGGAAGATTAACTTTCAGTATAGTAGAGAAGGCGCCTTAGCACCTTACCAGCAAGGTATACCTGGAAGCGCGCAAGATGGTCCAACCGGACTTCCTTCTGCTATTCAACGTGCATTAAATAAAGCAGATGAAGGTTGGCGTATTCAAAACGAGCCTTTACAATTTACAAAGAGAGGTAATATATTAGTTGCGAGAGAGGTAACTATACCACAAGAACAATCACAATTTATAGCTCCTGGAGTTGACATAAACAAAGGTAACTATCTTCCTGCTTATGGAGTTGAAAAAAGATCATCTTTTCTTGAAAGAAACTTAGCTATAAACTTTTTTGATACTGAAGAAGACTTAGAGCATAACTTTTTTAGACCATGGCAAATAGCTCTAGCTATTGAAGGTCTTATTCAAAGAGACTTACTCTGTCCTGTAGTAGATTTATTACAATATAACAACAGAGGTCAAGTACGTAAAGGATATAGGTTTACTGATGTGTTTCCTACTAACGTAGAGGGCTACACATTAAATTACGATAATACAGAATTCATGGCAAAGTCTGTTACATTCGCTTTTAAAAATTATAAACAGATATAATTAATAACATGGATTTGTCTTTTATACTTCCTAATAAAAAGGAAGTACTAGTAAAGGAGATTCTCTATAAAGATCTAAGAAAGCTTTCGTTATATAGAGACTCTGGTATAATGGGTGTTGTAAAGTTTTTAGAGTCATTTATTATAAGTAAAAACTTAAACATTATTGAAAAGCTATTTACATTTTTTATTCTACGAGAAAAATGCATTGGTGAAAAAATAGCTGTAGGTTCTAATAAAGGAAACGTTAACATAGATGTATCATATATTAGAGAAAATATAGGTTCATTTGATGATATAAGTGAAGTCTTTCAGATAGATGATATAAAATGTACCTTGAACTACCCATCTAGGTTTAATTTAGGTAATACTGATTTTATATTTTCCCTTATAGAAAGTTTAGAGATAGGTGATGAAAAAATTACTATTTCTAATTTATCTGATAATGAGTATAGAGATGTAGTAAGTAAATTACCCGAATCAATCTATAGCTATTTAGAGAGTTTTGTAGATAAACATAAAGCTCATTTCGATATATTGGTTTTGGAAAAGAGAGAAAGACTCAATATTGAGGAAATAAGAATTAATCTTCTTAGTACTTCATTCCCATCTTTCATAATAAGATTATTTGATTGTATTAGTGATACTACTTATAGGGAGATGATTTTTATATTAGCTAAGCGAATACCAGATGTAAGCTTTCTTTCTAATTGTACATATCTCGAGATAGAGGACTACTATAAGTTATATTCAGATGAGGCTGAGAAGCAGAACGAGAGCTTGCAAAAAGAGAATATTAGCTAAATAACCATATGAGTAAGAATGTAGCTTCATTTTTAACTAAGTTAGATAAACTAAATGAAAATACTATTGATGTGTTTGTACCTTCATTGAAGAAAAAGGTATCAACTAAACCTTTAAATTTAAAACAACAAAAAGATCTTATTTCTTCTGTATTAGATGGTCTTAAAGGTACTTTAGATTTTAGCAGAACACTTAACAAGATTATTATTCAAAACTCTGGTATTAATGATCTTAAAATTTATGATAAGATTCCTTTTATAGTTACTATGAGAAAGAATGCTCTTGGTAATAAAACAAGTACTGCAGATATAGACAAAGTTATTGAAAATTTTAAAAAGGTACCGTTTAAATTAAAAGATGAAGCATTAGTAAAGTTTGACAATCTTAAATTAACTCTAAAAGTCCCTACATTAAGAGAAGAAAATAGTATTCTTACTAAGTGCGAGCAAGATATAAGCACAGAACAAGATCAGTTAAAAGATGGTGTTGGTAAATTATATATCTATGAGTTGTTAAAATATATTCAAAGCGTTCAGGTAGATGATGATATTTTAGATCTAAGCGATGTTAAGATAAGTGAAAGAGTAAAGCTAGTAGAAAAGTTACCTCTTAGTGTTTATACCAAGGTTTCAAGCTTTATCGAAGATATAAACAAATACAACAGTGATCTATTAACTGTAGATGAAGAAGAAATATCTATAGATGTAGAGTTTTTCGATACCTCTTCGAATGATTAAATATTTATGTGGCAGATATTGACTCAATTATTAGTTATCTAGATGTATTAGAAGAGAGAGAACAAGGTTCTAAATCTGATAGTAAAATTAATGATCAGATAATAAATTCATCCCTCGGTAAAAAACAAACTATACCTCCTACTCTAACATCTGCAGAAAAAAGCAGACTTAGAAATAAGATGGATATTGTTGTTGAGTCTTTTTACAGGCTTAGAAAAAAATACGAAAAAGACGAAAAGGGTAAGACTGCAGTTGCTGCTACAGCTCAACGAGCGGATGCTGCTAATAAACAAGCTAGTGAAGCGGAAGGTAAAAAAGCTAAAAAAGGTATTTTAGGTCTTCTTACTAGTTTATTTGGGTTGTTATCTTTCTTTGGTAAACCTTTACTTAGATTTTTATCTCAACGTTTATCAGGTTTGCTCAAAACTCTTAGTAAGACTATTAGTAAAGGTCTAGCTGTTTTACGACGAATGGTAGGTAGACTATTAGGTAGTATGAGGCAATTACTATCTAGAGGTATAAGAGCTGTCGGTAACCTATTTAGAAATGTATTTAAAGGATTTAAAAATTCATCTGTATTTAAGGGATTCGCAGCAGCTCTAGAAAAAGGTAAAAGTTTTGCTAAAGGTATTTTTAATGCTGCTAAAAATAAAATAGTAGGGGCATTAAAGGCAGTAGGAAACTTTTTTGGTAATGCTCTTAAAAAGATACCTGGGATTAGTCAATTATTTCCCGCTTTAGGTAAAGCAGCAACTGCTGGAGCAGCTGGCGCTGGAGTTAGTGCTGTTACTCAATCAGCTAAAAAGCCAAATATATTCCAACGAATAGGTGGAGGAATAAAGAGCACTGTACAGGCAGGAGGAAGAATGATAGCTAAAGGAGCAGGAGCAGTTGGTAGGTTAGCTGGTGCACCATTACGAGCTGCATGGGGCGGAGTTACTAATTGGTTTAAAGGCCCAGGTAAAAAGCTTTTTGGAGGTATATTAAAACGTATACCTTTGATAGGTAGTATTATAGAAGGAGTTTTCGCGTCTTATGATATTAAAAAATTTGCTAAAGATCCAGCAGGTTCAATGGCAGACTTAGAGCAGCAGATAGGTAAACGAGTAATAGAAGGTATGGGAGGAGTTGCATTAGGTACTGCAGTAGGCGCTGCTTTAACCCCTGTATTAGGGCCTATTGGAACATTTTTAGGCTTTTTAGGTGGTGATGTTATAGGAAGAAAGGTAGGAGGTATTGTATCTAATGCATTTGGAGCGAGACCTTTTGGTAGAATGGTACTGAACGCATTTCCTAATTTAATACCAGAAGAGGCTCGAGCCACTATGCAAGACTTTATAGTACAAAAAGGTACAGTAATGCCTTTTAGCTCTCAAGATGAAGTAATGGGTATGAAGCCAGGAGGAGCTATTAGTCAATTTTTAAGAGATACAGGAATGAGTAAAGAGATAGCTAGCTTACAAAAAACTACTAATAACTATCTAGCTCAGTTAGTCCAGCTTACCAAAGCATTGGTTCAAAAGCCAGGAGGTGGAGGCGGTCCTATACCAAACGTACCTCTTCCACGTAGTAACGAGATGCAAGGAGATCTTTCTGGACCTATATTTTCTGATAACAGGGCGGATTTCACTAACTCAACTTATCACATGGCATAAATATAAGTATGGCCGACGTCGATAACCCATATAAAGCAGCTGTTTCTCCTACACAGACAGTTCCTGCGTATGACATAGTAAATGATTACGATTGGACGTCATCTCCTGCAGGATCAGACTTAAGAAAAGAGACTCCCTGTGCTTATATAAGAGCATATAAAATGGAGTTCTCGCAGCTACAACAATTTATTGATGGATTTATAAATATTGCTACTGCTGAAACTAAAGCAAAAAAATTAGGATCGGATCCTGGATTACAGTTTTATAAAGATTTATATAGCTCTAGTAAAGTAATGGCAGATATAAATTTTCCTTTCTTTTCTGATAGTATAAGAGGTTTTGCTAGTGAATACGCTGATACTTTTTCCGCTATAAGTCAAAGAGGGTCACAATTTTTATTCGGTGAAGGTATTAATAATTTAGGTAATGCTGCTATTGGATCTATAGGTGGCGCAATCGCTGGAGCTAGAGAATTAGGTAATTTAGGAGGTAATGGTATATCAGAAGCTGTAGCTGGAGGAGCTAATGCAGTAGGTCAATTCGCTGGTAGGGGATTTGAAAAATTAACAGGGTTAAAAATGCCCGGGTTTCAAACTGTTGGTGCACCAGGTTCTTTTATTGAAACTCCTAAATTTTATCAATATAGCAATACTGATGAAGGGGTAGAAATAGCATTTGTTCTATCTAATACTTTAAATGATTTTCGATCTAATAAGGGCTTTAGACAAAATATAAAATTTATAAAAGAGTTTACTATGATGAATAGACCGTATCGTGAAGGAGCTATTGCTATGACCTTTCCAGCTATTTATCATATTGAAATACCTGGTTTACGTTACATTGAGTGGGCTTACTTAGAAAACTTTGGTATAGAGTTAATGGGTACAAGAAGAAGAATAGGTAAAGATATTATACCTGAAGCTTACATGTGTAAATTTATATTTAAATCGCTTACTATTGAAGCTGCTAACTTTGTTGAGCAGACTAATCAAGTAGAAGCTTTTGATGAAGGTGATAGCAGTTATGTTGCGTTAAGAAGGCAATCAGATACAGCTGCTGAGGCTAGACAAGCGGCAGAGAGAGAGGAGCAAAGAAAGAGAAAAGAAGCTGCTGCTAGACAAGAGGAAATCGAGCAAAAGAGAAAAGATAAAGAGGTGAAAAGGCAACTAGAATCTCCAGCAGTTGGAGATAATACTAGTATTACTCG